TGATGCTGCACCCACCATCGCAACCGTGTTGTTGATGAAGAGACTGTCCAATGGACCCTCGACGACATACACACGCTTCTTTGGGTTTGCACGCCACATACCATACCAGAGTCGTTCAATTGATTTGTCCGACTTCACGGTGATGTAGCGTAGTGTGGTGCGTGCGTTGTACTCGTCCTTCATTGATAAAGATCGACCCTGAACTGCAACTACATCATCTTTCTTATCGAAGAAAGGGATAATGAGTCTGGGTTCTTGGTGTGTCAGTTCTCTCAGAGGTAATTCCGGATCAACCTGCCGCATGTACTTCTGGAAGTTGTCACTGTAATATAACACACTCCAGAACTTTTTTGGAATACGGCGCATCTCCACGAACTGTCGGCAAATATGATCTTCTTTGAGATCCTTCACACATTGCAGAGGTTTGAGCAAATCATGATTTGGTTTAAATTTCGGAGGGGACATCTTAAACATGTCTTCTACTTTCGGTTTTTTATAATTAGATTTTCCATTATGACCGTCTTTCCATCTTTCCATTTGGTATTCTTTAACAAGAGCAGGAGATACATTTTCTAAGAATCTATACAGAGAATGACCAGCACCGCAGTTGTGACACTTATAAAAATAATCACTACCTTTTTGGTAAAAAAATCCACGAGCTTTGTTTTTATTCTTTTGCGAATCTCCACAAATTGGACATCTGCAATTTGCTAAAGTATCTGATTTCCATTTAAATTTATCCAAATGGATAGAAGCCATGTTAATGAATTTTTTATCTATATAAACCGTCATCAGAATTTCCAATCATCAACACTTGCCACTTTTGCAAACTTTTCTTGCATTTCAGTCTTCATGTCTTGTCCAGCGTCAACTAAAGTTTGCTGTGAAGAATCAACATCACTAAATTTCATCTTCGATCGATTGAGTCCAAGAATAAACTTCTTGTTAACCGCAGCATCATTATACCTGTTCTTTAATTGCTTTACAAGTATTTGACTCAATTCTTCTAGTTCTTCGGTTGAAATTAATGCAAACATGAAGTCTGCTGTTTGCGGAAGTCCGAAAGACTCACTTGTATCTTCAAGTCCCATATCACTGTTAGAGAAACCTCCACGATTAACTTGAGTTGCTGTGAATAGAGGAACATTATTCTCTACAGCCAACCCTCTCAGTTCTTCTGCAATTGATTTTACTAGAAAATAAGAACCAATATTTCCACCTTTCAACCTAGCAGATGCACAAATATTTAGGTAATCAACGAATATAACATCAGGAACAAAACTCTTTTTCAATTTAAGTTCTTCTAAGAGAGAACGAAAGTGGTTTGCAGTTGCTGTTGCTGTAGGGTATTCTTTAATAATAAGTTTACCTTTTACAGTTTCTTTAAGATTCTCAATCTTTTTGTCATATCTTTCTTTGCCCAACAATTTAAGATCGCCGATTTCTGTATCAAGAAGATTTGCATCAATTCGTTCTGCGATTCTTTCTTCTGCCATCTCACATGTTATGTAAAGAACATTATTGTTTTGTGATAAACAATGAGCGGCATGGTGACATAGCCACATAGACTTACCGACACCCGTTCCAGCCATAACTACATTAAGAGTTTTGGTGGGAGTTCCACCACTAGTAATGTCATTGAAGAATTCCAAGTCAAACGGAATTTTCTTTTCTGTTTTGTTATAAAATTCAAATCGACTTTCAGAATCTTCAATGTAATCATGTCCGATATGCGTGTCAAAAGATACAGACAGAGCATCTGAAAGAATAGTCGGAATAGATCCTTCTGTTTTTTCTTTCGACTTTCCATCTATAATTTGAATCGATTCCATGATTGCATTATAAACTGCTTTATCTTTACAAAACTCTTCAGTTTCATCTCTCAACCATTCTTGATTGAGAGACTCGTCATTATGAAAAGAGTCAAGATATTCAAGACTTGTCTGAAATTCACTTTCATTTAAGTCTTTTCTTTTATTCAATTGAATATTGATTGCATCCTTTGTTGGGGATGCAGAATATTTTTCATAGAAAGAATTTATCTCCGAGAAAATTAATCTGTCAATTTTACCATGAAAATATTCCTCCTTAAGAAACGGAATAATTTTTTTCGCAAAATCAAAATTATGAATTAAGTTTTCTAGAATTATTTTTTCTGTGAACACACAATCACTCACTGGAAGTTTCCTCTTCAATCTCATCAGATCCATACATGAATTCTTTAGATGCTACATTTTCAATTTGTTTCATCATATCGTCAGTGAAGAATTTTTCAGGATCTCTGTAAACAGCCTTTTCAAAAGCCTTTGTTCCATCGGAGAATTCGTATCGTGTCGAAACCTTCTTAACTATACCATACTTCTCTGCTAAAGTCAAGAGTCCATAATACGGATGAAGTCCAGTATCATAATTAAGCATCACATCAACCATCGCATTTTCTTTTGTAAGCCTAGACTTATAATTCTTGCAATGAATAATGTTACCGATGACATCGGTTCCCTCTTTAACTTTCTTCTTGGAGAGAAATATAATAGTTGAAGCGGCATATTTAAGTCCTGCACCGCCACTCATCTGTTTCGTCGGAAACATAGATCCGACCTGATCATAAGTATGATTTGTCATAATCATTGGAATGCCCGCATCCCCCAACTTCAAAGTAAGGACACGAAATGTTGCCTTGATAACCTGAGCGCGAGTCATGTCTCTGGTAGTTTTTCCCTCAGCAGTGTCTGTCATTTCTTTCTCGGTGGAAAGCATCCCCAGAGAATCCAGTACAATCATCATAGGCTTTTGTTCGCTCTTTGGCATCTCCTTATACTTGTCCACAATTTTAATTGCTTGATGACGAAAAGATTCCACGGTTGAAACAGGCATAACAGCAACTCGCTTAGGATCGATTCCTCGTCCTTTAATCATATCGGAAGTTACTGCTTGCTCTGAATCAAAATACAGAACTACACCATCAGGACGATCTCGTAGGAATTTAGCAACAATCCCTAGAGTAAAATATGTTTTCCCTGTTGCAGACTCTCCTGCGATAGCGATAATCTTATTATCAGGAATACCACCATAAAGAGATCCACTCAAGATTGCATTAAAAATATAACATCCAGTATCCACAAACCCGCTAATGTCAGCACCCGCTAGTCCATTATCAACAACACTTGCGTACTTATTTCCACTCTCTTTAATCAAATCATTAAGCATTAATTTCTCCGTAAGTCTTTCCGATCTTTCTTTTTAATTTTTCCGAAATTTTCTTTCGGTGCAAAAGATCATTATATGTTTCTAAATCTGTTTTGCTGTCTTTAATTCTAGCAGAAACATTTCTCTCTGTCAACAAACATTCTTTATTTAAAAGATAGTAAAGAAGTTGGGTTTCCTCTAAACTAAAATTAAATTTCATATTTTCTTCATTCATAGTATTATCCGAAAAAACTTTCTAGTGTTGATTTCTTTTCATATTCCCATCCAACCGCTTTCAGTATGGTGGACAGGGGATCAAGAAAACTAGTTTGCAATTGTTTATCATAATCAATGTAAGATTCTAATTTCAACTCCTTTGGTATTCCGTTCGGGAAAGATAGAACATGATCTTTCCCGTAAGATCCCGCAAGTGGATTCGGTGTTTTAAGATATATGAATTTAATTTTATCACCATCGACAATTGCTTTATACTTTCTTCCAAGTTTCATCTTCTTGATATAGTGATTATATATCAAAGCACCTTTGACTGCAATGGGCGTTCCCTTTGCGTATATTTGAGTGCTGTCGTTATACTTCTTAACATTCGAAACACCACGAGGAAAAGCAATGTCTTCCGGCTCAAGCGATTCAAATTTAGTCTTGAATTTTTTAACAGCAACCTGAATTTCTTCCTCGTTTCCGTTCATTACAATCTTAATCATTTCTTTTAGACTGTCCCGAACAACTTGAGGTGTCGATGATCTGGAAGTTTCAATTCCCATAATTTTTACTTTAGGTTCTGCATATCTCACACCTTCCGAGTCGAACACATTTAACATGTATCTTTTCTTTGCGGTCCAAACCCCAGTCGAAGCAATGACTTCTCTTTTCATTATCATTTTGTTCGAGTAAGCATTCATTATCTTTGCTAATTCGTCGTATCTTTTTTCGATGTAAGGTTCCAACACCTTCGTAGAAACTTTATCAAGATAATTTACTATGTCGTCTTTAGATTTATCTCCACAGTTCTTCTTGACTAACTTGTCAAGGCAAACATAAACACTGTCCGTATCTGAAGCAATAACATAATCTTCATCTGCGGTTTCCAAAATTTCATTAAGAAAAGAGTTCAGTTTGTTTTCTATCCATCGAATACTTAACTGTCCGGAAAGGGTGATTGCTTCGGCCATTTCCACATCATAATATCGAAACCATTCGTTCCCGATAGCACCATAAGCGGAGTTCAATTGAATTTTACGAACCATCTGAAAGTTATTGAACTTTGCAATCTGGAAATCCAATTCTGAATTATCCGGATCTTTCTCCTTCTGCTTCTGACACTCAATCATCTTCTTCTTATACATCTTTCGTTCGATATACATCTTCTCCATAAGTTCTGCAAGAAATCCCTGCTTATCTCTCCGATACAGTGTGGAATTTGCAGCGATACAGTATCCCTGACTTTTCTTCTCGTTGATAAAATCCAGAGATGCTTCATCTTCTTTCAAAAGATCATCAAGATCAATAGATCTACGAGAAGAAATACCTTTTATCTTTGTGTCTGGACTGATGTTGTATTGCATGATCAGGTGAGGATACAGACTGTTCAAGTCAAAAGATACAATCCAATCATGCTTTCCCACGATAGGATTTTTGACATATGCTCCAGCATATTGAGTATCTTTCTCTGAAAAGTTTTTCGGAGGAATGATAATATTCTTCTCGTGAAGATAATGAAAAATAATCTGATCCCATGTTTTAACCTGAGAAAATACATCCATCATATTGACTTTTGCCGAGTAAGTAAGTGCGACTACCAACTCAATCAATTTCATTTTCTTTTCGAGTTTGTGTACAAGTTCTACATCCTTGATGTTATACTCGATAAATTTCTGAAAGTCCTTTTTGTAAAACTCTGTGATGTTATCGAACTCAGCATAAGATAGTTTCTTTTGTCCAAGTTCAACGAAAGCAATGTGATCAAGTCTGTATGATTCCTGATTAGTATAAGTAAAAGTTTGATATAGTTCATAATAATCAAGAACTGATACACCGAGAGGTTCATATACTGTATGATCTCGATTCATTCTATGAACTACTCGTTCCTTAACATGACGCCAAGGAGAAAGCATCTTTGCTTTCGCTGAACCAATAACCGCAATGCTTCGATTGTATAGGTATGGAATATCAAAAAACCTTATGTTCCATCCAGTCACGATATCAGGAGAGGCTTCATCCCAGAAGCGATAAAACTCTTCTAGCAGTTCCCGTTCAGATGAAAGATTAAAAACTACTTCATTATTTTTTTTGCTAGAATATTGACCCAAAGCAAAAACATAGTAGGTTTCATTAATCGCAACCGTAATTGCAATCACTCTTTCATTTGGGTTTTGATAATTTGGGAAGCCCTTTTCTGCTTCAGTTTCAATATCAATATATGCAATGACAAGATCATCAATATCATATTCAACTTCACCAGAAAATTCTTGAGCGATGTAAGAATATGCATAATCAGTATTACCGTGAATTTCTAAACCTGCGGTGTTTCGATGTTCTTTGATAAATTTGTTAGTTTCGTAAATAGAACCAACACGGAATTCTTCCATATATCTTCCATCTAAACTTTTCCATTCAGTTTTCTTTTCTGTTGGGACATATAGAGTGGGGGTAAAAGGAACTTTCCTCTTAACCCTTCTGCCGTTCTCCATACCTCGATACAAGATGCTATCACCTCGCACCATCACATTTGTATAAAAAGTTTTCTGCATTAAATCTCGCTTAAATCAAACCGAATGATGAAAAATTGATGTCTTATCTTCTACAAGAAGTTCGGGTTCAGTAAAAACCGTAGTTTCCTGATCCTTTTCACTGATATATGCAGAAAGAAGCACCATGTAATTTATTACATCCACTATTGTATCAGAAAAACTCTCGTCTTCAACATGCATTTTTCCAGCATGAATAAACGAAGAAAGTCGGCTCATCTTGTCAGTGATACGAGTCATAAAACCCTGTTCTGTGGTACAGATACCCATTGACTCTACCCTAGTGAAGTTTGCAAATGGCTCATTTCCTTCATGTCCTGCATAGTCTTTATTTTTGACAGACATAAGTTGCTGTGCAGATTTACATATTTCTGAGTGATATCTTAAAAGTTCATCGCGTGTCATATTATACTCCTGTTGAACCAAATCCGCCTTTGCGGTTGGTCTTTTGTGTCTTGGGTGATGCTTGGGTGTATGTAATGTATCTAACTTGCCTAGCATATTCAATGATCTCCACCTGAGCGATACGATCGCCGTGGGTAATCTTGAACGGCGTGTTTGTGGTGTTGTGGAGTGGAATAAACACTTCATGACAATAGTCGGCGTCGATCACACCTTCTGCGTTAATCAGAGTCACGCCATTCTTCACTGCAAGTCCTGATCGTGGATGCAGACGGGCAGAGAAACCCAGAGGAATATCCATTACCATACCAGTCGGAATCAAAGCACGACACTTTGGGTTCAGAGTGAATGTGCAGATTGGAACATCACTGTCAAACACGACATCAGGCATACTAGTATGTGGCTGGTTGTAACCGTCGTACCACTTGATCTCACGAATCAATGGTGCAACATCTTCGGGGGTGACTGGTCCACGCAGGTGTGCGTGAATATCAAAACATGCAGCCTCATGACTACCTAGTTTCAGTTCAAGTGTATTAGGATACAACTTGTGGATCTTCATCGTCTCTGACATACTATCTCCATAAAGTAAAAGTTATAACGAAATTATACTCTATGTATGAGAAAAGTCAACATTATCCGTAGTATTTTACCACTACCTTACCGTTGCCTCCGTCACCGCCGGCATCAGAAACACTAAGAGTGGTTGATCCTTTTGCTCCGCCACCACCACCGCCAGGCGATGTTCCATTTTGTGCAGCAACAGCACCAGATATTTGACCACCCGCGCCACCGGCACCACCGTTTGCTCCATCTCCACCATCCCCACCATTACCAGATGTGCTTGATCGAGAATTCCCGTCCTCTCCACTGGTATTTGTGTCTCCTCCACTCGCACTTCCTCCATTTGGAGGACTTGCACCAAAAGCATTAGATGTGAGCGCACCACCTCCACCACCAGCAGAAAGAGAAACAGGACTGGACAAAGTAGTATCACCACCATCACTCCCTGCTGCTCCTGCGGCACCACCTCCACCACCAGTACCAACAGTAAAAGTTAAAGTATCACCTGATGCAAGTGATGATGATTGGTATCTTTTCTTTAGATACGCACCACCAGCACCACCATTCTGTGCATAATAAGTTGGTCTAGCACCACCGCTATTCATAAGTCCCGCACCACCACCGCCGGCACCCCACATCTCGATCTCAATGAACAGAGTTCCTGCTGGAATTGTAGCATCCTGAGATCCAGTTGATGTGATGGTTTCGGTTGACAGCAATTGATACTGTCTCGTTGAAGCCGCTCTAGACGCACCGATCATGAGAAGTTCAACCCACCCACAAATCCGAAAACTGTGACACCGGCATCAGTAGTTAGGAATGAAATTATATCTATACCAGAAGCAGTGAGTGATGGTGAAACATCACCGGGCCACTTAATTAATTGAGGTGATGAAATCCAAGTTACCGTGTGTGCGCCACCGTTTGTGATTATAAGAGTGCATGTCCCTGCTTTTCCAGAAGCAGGAGCGTTTGCAAAACTTATGGTACAATCGCCCGTAATAGTTACTGTTTGAACATTGCCATCTTCAAAATCAACCGAGAAACTGGTGCTTTTCGAACCAATTGCGTTTACAGTTTCCGAATAATCCTTAAGTTGAGGCCTTATAACTTGATTGTCTAAGAAGTTACAAGGCGCATTAGCAGTGATACCAGCATCAGCAGAAATACCTGCCTTAAACTGAGTTTTCTGATTGTGATAATGCAGAGATGCTGACGCAACAAACGCATTTGTTGTGGAATTATTTGGTAATAATTGCAATTCACTCGTTGCTACTCTGAACACTCCATTGGCTGCATCACCAAATCTGCTACCATTGGGAACTAAAACATTTCCATCAGTAAAGATATTAGTCTTCGCATAAATTGTACTTCCGCTGGTAATACCACCATCACTAGAAACACCAGCGACATGGATCACGGCGGTTGGATCAA